CTAAGAGGCATCGACATGGCGTTCTTCATGCGTTGCCCGCGTGACAAGTGACTTGCCCGATGCGATCAGCGCGAGGAACGCGAGAGAGAATCCCGCCGTCAGGATCGACTCACCCGGCCAGACCGCGCGGTAGCCCAGCCACAGCAGGCCTGCGAGGTCCCACAGCACGCCGAACTGGATCACGCCAAGGATCGCGCGCCAGACCCAGGGCTGTCCGTGCAGCGACAGCAGGTAGCCCACCGTCACGCCGAGCACGATGTTCAGCATTGTGTGCAGCGGCACAAGCTGGATTGACAGGTCATTCATCGCCTGTCGTCCTTTCCGCCGAAGCGGTCCAGCAGCCGCTCGGCCACGTCGTCGCCCCGGCGTTCAACCACGCGCAGCACGATTTCCCCGGCCAGCGGTCCGAGCACGCCCACCACAAATGCGATGCCGCGCTGTATGCCGGGGCCGTGACCGGTGAACCACTCCTCGACAATCGCGGGTGCGACAAATATCGCCATCAGCGCCCCCAGGCCCACATGCGCCGCAAGCAGCAGGCGGCTCGCGGGCGGCATCACCACGACGCGCAGCAGCGACCCCGCCGCGCCTGCGGCGAAGACCATCAGCTCATTCCACGGCATGTCCATGTGCCGGGACATAGCATGCCGCGCTGCGCTTGACAATGCGTGAAGCATTCGTCATCACAGACTGCGGTACTATCTCGTGCCCTCGCTGTTGCGAGGATCGACCACGTAGAGCACGACGGAAAGTACAAATATGTTTAAGCGCGCCTGGAACGGACAAGAACCCTTATGGAAAGTCTGGTGGCTAATTGGCGTACCCCTTAATCTGCTTCTGATACCCCTGCTAGCCGTGCTTGTGACGCCAAAGACCCCGGCAATGGTGTATTTTGGAGCCTTGGTTCCTTACCTCCTGGTGTTCTTTGCATGGATACGTGCCGCATGGATATGCGCACCGAACGTCGAGCGTCGCGTCTGGATGATTCTTGCGCGGGTGGTGCTCGTATTTCGTGTGTGCTCCCTCGCGAAACTACTGCTTGTCTGGAACTGATCCGTTAAGACGTCCTTGCTGCTGCTTCGCTCCAATGCTAGAAGCGGCACATGGACATGACCTCGCAGTACCAGTCGGAGCAATCGCTTCCTCCTGGCACGATCCTCGATCCGGTTGCGATGCTGGTGCGCGACCGCTACCGCCGTGCGCGTCACTGGCGCGCGGTGGAGCGCATCGGGCGCTACACCGTCGAACAGACGCTGCGCAACTCGTACCGCCAGTACCATTCGATCCTCGACCCGCGCGACCAGGAACTGGTCGAGGCGTCGGGCATCGACCTGACTGTCTCCATCACCAAACACAAGACCGACGTGCTGGTGGCGTGGATGCGCGACCTGCTGCTGAACAGTTCGGACGCACCGTTCGTCGTGGAGCCGACCCCGATCCCCGAGCTGTCGAGTTCGGGCAAGGCGAAGGTCGTGCAGCAGGTCAGGAAAAAGCTGCTGGGCGATGGTATGGCACCGGGTCCGCAGGGCATCGTGGACATGGTGCGGCAGCTCAAGGCCCAGCAGCTTGCCGCCGAACAGGACGAGGCGCAGGCCGCGTCCCGCGCGATGCAGCAGCGCATCGAGGAACAGCTAGTCGAAGGCGCGTTCCGCGACGAGCTGCTGCCCTTCCTCACCAACTTTGCGCTCTACCCGTATGCGGTGATGGTCGGTCCCACGCCCGAGATGCGGCCTGTCTTCGCGTGGCGCGGCAACCGTGCCGTGCAGGTGCTGGAGCCGATGCTGGCCGTGCGCAACGTCTCGCCGTTCGATTACTTCTGGTCGCCCGATTCGTCCTCTGCCGGAAAAGGCACGTTCGACATCGTGCGCGAGCGCATGACCAAGTACCGCCTGATGATGAGCGCGACGCTCCCCGGCTACATCACCGCAAACGTGGTGGAGGCGCTGAAGCACTTCGCGCTGCCCGAGACCAACCGTGACTGGCTCAACCCGAACCCCGACAAGCCGATGGTCGGTTCGCTCATGTGGGGGCTGGACGAGTCCATCGACGTGATCCGTCATTTTGGCCTCCTGTCGGGACGGGAGCTTAACCGCTATGGCCTCTCGGTGGATGACGGCGAGTATCACGAGACCGAGGCCGTGGTGCTCGGCATGTGGACGATCAAATTGATGATCAACCCGAACCCGAACACTGCCGAGCGGCCCGTCTACGCCACCGCCTACCAGCGCACACCGGGCAAGCTCCCCGGTCATGGCATCGGCCAGATCGTGCGCGACATCGAGCGCGCGTTCATGGCGGCGTTGCGCGGCACGCTGGAAAACATTTCCTATTCCGTCGCGCCGCTGGGTGAAGTGGATTACCGGCGCATCCAGCGCTACATGGCTGAGGACCAGATTGGCAACGTCATGGCGGGCACGGTGGTGCCGGTGGACCCGGACCCCGCCAACGGCGGACGCCCCGCGCATTACTTCCATACCGTGCCAAACGTAACGCAATCGACCGCAAACCTGATGCAGTTCTTCATCGACCTGGCCGACCGCTGGACGGGCCTGCCTGCGGCGCTTTCGGGCCAGCCCGTGGGCACGGGCGTGAACCGCACCTTCCGGGGCATCATGGCGCTCTACGGCAATGCGCTCAAGGGCGTGCAGAGTGCGCTGACCAATCTCGACATCGACCTGTTCGAGCGCCTGGGGAACGCCTACTTCAGCTTCAACATGAAATTTGACCCGGACCCGGACATCAAGGGCGATGCCAAGGTGAAAGCACGCGGAACAAGTGGCTTGCTGCAGAAGGAAGTCGCCAAGCAGAACGCGCAGGACACGCTGCAGTTCATCGCCCAGCTCGCGCAGACCGGTGACATTCCGCCCGCGCTGCTCAAGTGGGCCATCGACCAGGCACTGGTGGCCGCAGGTGTGCCACTCGACCAGTTCCCCGACGAGAGCACACCGGGCGAACAACAGGCACAGCAGCAGGCGCAGCCTGGCGCACCCGGCTCACCTGGTGGACCCGCGCCCTCACCCTCACCGCTCGGAGGTGCCAGTGTTCCCGATTCTAACGTGGTTGCGTCGTCGGCTCCTGGTCAACCCGTGTGAGGTGGACTCCGTGATTGGCGACGTGATGGAAAAGCTGTTTCCGGTGGACTGCTGGTGCTGTTCGGCGCTGCGCGGCATGCTTTATGGCGGCGCGGTGGGCATTCCCGTGGGCATTGCATTGACAGCGCTCGTGTGTGGCGTTATACGGCACTGAAAACGGAGGGCGGCGATGCTGGATGGTGACAGGGTGATGGCGGGCGACACCGTGTGGGACCTCCTGCTGGGTGCCGGACGGGTCGAGGAAGTCACGCCCGATGGGGGCTTTTCCGTGCGCTTTGGCACGCGCCGCACCCTGCGCTACACCCAGGACGGCTATTTCGTCGGCGTGAAGCGCGTGTACTGGTTCAATCCGGTCATCACCACGCCGCGCAAGGGCCGCTATGACCGGCTCGAATTCGCGCGGGCGGTGATTGCGGTCATTGACCAGTATCACGGGACATGACGGAGAACGGCATGGACTGCCAGGTATCGACCGGCACGCTCACCTGCGAACCCGTGCAGCCGGGTTCCGGTGTCTCATGCGACAGCCGCTACCGCAGCGACGCGGTGTTCGACGTGCATTCGGCCAGTGTCTGGTCCGGTGTGTTCGTGGTGGACGCGGGGGCCGTGCTGGTCGTGTCGGCCTTTGAACTCGCGGGCGGCACGCTCAGCGTCTACAAGGTGGCGCTCGCCGCAGGCGGCATGCCGCAGGGCTACGCCTGCCCCGGCATCTGCGCGGAACCCGCAGGCGTGATTCCGCCCGGAGCGCTTTTTCCCACGGTCACGTACCAGAAGCCCGTCATGACGGCGGGTGTCGCGTGGACGATGAGTGATACCGACGACACGAAGCTCATCACGGTTCCGGGCGCGTACCGGTTCGAACTGTCCGACGAGTCGATGGTGGGTGAAGCCTATGTCGAGGCGCGCCTCGTGCGCGGCGGCGGCGTGCCCGCCGCGCTGATTTTCGGCAGCGACACGGGAAGCCCAGGGAGCGCAGGCGCATGATCCTGTTCGACGCGCGCTCGGTGAGCCTCGCCAGCCCCATCTTTTTCGTGCGCCCCGGCACGGGCGTGATGCTCTCGGCGTTCGGCCTGATGGAATCCCAGCAGGCAGTCATCGAGAAGGTGCGCTACGAGGACAGCATCATGCCGCAGGGTGGCGCGTGCGAGGACCTGGAGCCACCGATGGCCGTGGTGATGCAGGCCGAGGACGTGACGCAGGGTGGCGTGTGGCAACTGAACGCCTGCCAGAACCTGGCAGTGCTCACGGTGCCGGGGTCGTACCGGCTGAACCTGAACGACGAGGCGGCGCTGGGGCTGGTGTACATCGAGGCCATCGGACTGGACGGGCAGGCTGCCGCGCTGATTCCGCCCAGCCTCTTTTTTGGTGCCTGCGGCGGTTGTGACTGTGGAGGGTGAGTGACATGCCGAACAACTGCTGCGCGCCGCTGCCCGCGACGCTGCCGCCCTCGGGGGCGGCGGGCGGCGACCTCACCGGCTCCTATCCGAATCCGCAGGTCGATCCACTGAAGGTCGCGGCTCAGATCGCGTCCAGCCCGAGCGCCCAGGCGGCGCTCGCGCAGGCCCTGTGCAGCGCCATCATTACCTGTTTCCCCGTGACGCTGCCGCCCACCGGTCCTGCCAGCGGCGACCTCGCGGGCCAGTATCCGTCTCCGGTCATCACGGGGCTGGCCGCCATCAACCGTATCCTCAGTGACCCGAACGCGAAGGTGCTGCTCACGCAGCTCGTCGCGTCGCTGGTGCCTGCCGCGTCGCCGCCCTCGGGCGCGGCGGGCGGCGTGCTCACCGGCAGCTATCCGAATCCGGGCATGAGCACCCTCACGCTTGCGGGGGCGCTCGCCCAGGACAGTGCAGCGCTTGCGGTGCTGGCATCGGCCCTGTGCGCGTCGCTGCAGTGCTGCATCGACAATTCGGTGTCAGCGGCCCAGGCCAATCCCGCCGTGATCGCCGCGACCTTCACGAAATGCAGCGGCGCGGTGCATCTCGTGAACGATGCCATCCCCACCTGTGACGAGATGAACACGGCGATTGCCACCGCCGTCGATGCGATTCCCGCCAACCTGTTTCTGGAACTCGTCTCCTATGACGACGGGACCCATACGCTGACCTTCGCCACGGCGGACAGCACGCAGTACACGGTCAATCTCGATGACCTGCTGCCGGTGGTGGTATCGGCCACGGGTGGCCTGATGGGTGACGGCACGACCGGCTCACCGCTCGCGGTGCTGCTCTCGCCGGGTGGCGGGCTGGCGGAAGATGCCACGGGCGTCTCGTTCGCACCCGCCGCGACCACGGCCCCAGCGCTCTCGTCGGGCACTGACCTCTCGACCAACTTCTATGGCACACGCACGGCGCTGATGGGCAATCCTGTGGGGTGGCTTGTGCTCGGCAACGGCTGCAAGGTGCCGTACTACATCTGAAGGAGCGCGTGATGGGCGACTACACCAACCGCAACAACAGCGGCAACGGCAACGCGGGCCGGGGCGCGAGCCAGGATTTCACCAACCGCATGAATGACGGCAAGGGCGGTGGCGGCAGCCGGTCATCTGTGCGTGACAACGACGATGACGACCGCACGAGCGCACCGTATGGTTCGAAAGCGCCCCGCTCGCTCGGTCTCACGAAGGTCACGAAGAACCGGCCACTGGATGCCCCGTTCAGGGGTTCAGCCAGATCGGTGTCCACGCCGGCGACGTTTACGGTGCCGGGAGCCAGGCGGGGCCGTGCCCCTTGATTTCATGGCCCACGGATGATACGACCACGATCAGCAACCCTGAAGGAGAGTCCCCATGAAGCCCGATGCCGAACGCCGCCGCGACGAAAAGGAAAAGAATCGTGGCGAAAAGCGCCGTCGTTGAGAAACGGCTTACGCAGGTGCAGGTGCAGGCGCTCGGGCGGCTGGTGAAGCAGCCCGAGCTGTTCGAGGCGCTGGAAGGCATTCTGGCCGACCTGCTGGCGGATGCCACCCTGCAGTGCGAGACGGCCAAGGGTGCGCTGCTGTTCACCGAAAGCGCGCGTGCCGGGGCGCTGGTGGCGCATGGCCGGGTGCTGGCGCTGGCTGACCTGGCTGACCTGCTGAACCGGCAGAAGATTTAGGAGTGCCATCATGGCAAGCCGCCATCCCGCCGCTGCGGCGGCGGAAGCGTTCGAACAGGAACAGGCGAAGCTCACGCCCACGCCTGCGGCACCTGCTGCCACGCCCGCCGCTGCGGTGCCTGAGACGAAGGCGGCAGAAGCGAAACCGGCCACGCAGGACGCGAAGGCGACGGACACCGCAAAGCCCGCTGATACGGCGAAGCCTGCTGTGGCCCACGTGGACCCCGACATCGAAGGGTTGCGTGCGCGGCTCGCAGCCACCGAGGCCGAACGCGACACACACCGTCAGGCGGCGCTCGATGCCGCGCGCCTGATCGAACAGTACGAGACGACCGGCTCGCAGACGGCGCGCGAGCTGCGCACCGCGCAGGCCCGCATCGAGGAAGTCGAGCGCCTGAACGAGGAAACCGCCACGAAGCTGCGCCATGCCGAGCGCGAGCGCGCCTGGGCGGTGGACTATTCCGCGCTGGAGGCGATCACGCCCGAGGCGGCGCGCGAGCTGGACGAAAAGCTGCTGCGCCCGCGCCTCGCACGTATCGAGGACGACTATGCACAGAAGCTGCGCGACCAGCAGGGGGCGTTCGATGCGCGGGTGGCGGAACTCGCCACCGGCCAGATGCACCTCTCGGACAGCCAGAAGAACGCGTCGATGGCGATCACCAACCGGGGGATCATGGGCAGGCACAGGGACTTCCAGACGCTGCTCTCGCAGGCGGATTTCAACGGCTTTCTCGACGGCAGGATTCCCGGCACGCGCCGCACCTGGCGCGACGAGATGAAAAGCGCCTACTACGACGGCGACGTGGATTACGTGAACTCCGTAGTGGACACCTTCAAGTCGCGCGGCGGCGCACCGGACCTGAAGGCGGTGGCCGACACGGGTGTGGTGAAAGTCGCAACCGACCCTGCACACGAGGAAAAAACGGTGTACACGATGAAGGACTACGAGGACATGTCGTTCCGGTTCCGCAGCCGCCAGATTTCGTATTCGGAGTGGAAAAAGTTCCGGGTCGATTTCGAGCTGGCCGAAAGCGAGGGCCGCGTGCAGTAAGCATAGCCGGTGATACTGGCCATGCGACAGACTGACTGTTTAATTATACGAAATTGATGATGCGGGACGGAAATCAGGGAGAAGCCCATGACCATTGCCACCTCTTCCGGGTTTGGCGGGCTGGAAAATACACCGCTCGCGCGCATCGGCTATTACAACAAGATCATTGCGCGCGGCTGGGAGAAGGACTTCCTGCCGCTGATCACGAACACCGAGATTGACGAGCGCATCACGCAGTGCAACCAGGTGGTGCAGTTCACCCGCCAGCCGCTGGTCGGCCCGTGGCGTCCCTACGAGAAAAACCAGGAACTCGTGCCCGAACAGGTCACGCCCGAGGGCTTCTGCCTGCGCATCTGCAACGCCGCGTACAAGGACCTGAAGTTCGACAAGCTCGACATCGCGCGCATCTGCGAGCGTTTCGCGCCCTTCGAGGAATCGCTGCTCGACTCGGCCTGGCAGGGGCTGGCCGAGGAATGGCGCTGCTACGTCCTGAACGGCATGGTGCTCGAAACCTGGCAGCGCAACAAAGGCGCAAACGCGGGCAAGAGCTGCAACATCAATCTCGGCACCATCAACTCGCCGCGCGTGATCACCGGTCCCAGCTTCGGGCGCGAGGTCGCCAAGCTCAAGCGCACCCTGCAGGAAGCGCGCCGCTGGGAAGACGGCAAGATGGTACTGATCGTGCCGCCCGCGATCCAGGAACTGCTGGTCGAAAGCCCCTACGCGAACGCCCTCATGATGGGCCAGTGCGTGGACTGCTCGCTGCTGGCGACCGGCCAGCTTCCCGGCAAGATCATCGGCTTCGATGTTTTCGTGACCAACTCCGTACCCGCCGTGATCGACGCCACGACGCAGACCGAGGCGTACTACATCGTCGCGGCGCACCGCGATGCGTTCGCCTTCGCGGGCGACCTGATCGAAGGCGAACTGGTGCGGCCCTCGCGCTACTTCGGCATCGAGTACCAGATGCTGGCCGTGTGGGGTTCGAAAGCCATCCTGCCGGATGCCATGGCAATCGGCTACTGGACTGTGTAGGGACCGTATGAAGGAGGCAACACGATGAGCACGCACAACCTGTACAAGGGTGGCATGCCGCTCCTGATGCTGCCGTACTGCGACAGCCAGCGCGAATACCGGCTCCCGTATCCGCTCACCGTCGCGGGTGAATACGGGCGTGGCGATTTCACGCTGGGCGACAACATCCAGCCGCTCTACCGTCCGTACCAGCGCGCGGTGATGAAGGATGTCCAGGCAGGCGACACCGTGAACCTGCTGGTCGTGCCAGGCGAGCATTCGCTGACCGAGCTGTTCCTGAAGGTCGAGCCGGTGGCCCCGCCGGTCACGCTGAACTGCAGCAACTGCAACTGCCCGGCGACCAGCATGGAAGGCGTCACGTTCGATGTGACCGGCAACGTGTACGGCGTGGACGATGATGCACTGAGTGTCGCGCCGCAGTCGTCGCTCACGATGCCTGCGGGTTTTTCCGGCATCGACGCGTCGGAGGAAAGCTCCGTGCATGCGTTCCTGCAGGAGTATGTGGACTTCGGCACGGTGCTGATGCTGGCGGTGCGCTTTCTTACTGCGCCCACCACCAGCGGCGAGAACTTTGGCGACCTCGCGGGCCGCATCTCCGTGGTCGCCAAGACCCACGACTTTCAGTTCCCGTGGATGAACTGATCATGGAACCGTCCCGACTCAGACCCGAAGCGCGCACCACCACGCGCTGCCGCTGCGGTAACACATTGGGCAACGCATCAGGTGCGCAACGTTACCCTGCGCACCAAGTCACTTGTGGAGGCCAGCATGGCAAAGGCCCGCTTTACGCTGCCTGCCGACCCGCGACCGCCCGCCGCTGAAGGCGAAGACCTCAACGGTGCGCCGCCCGTGGTGCCGCCGTGCGCGTACCTGCGCGAGAAGGCGACCGGGACCGTGCATGTCTACAGCGAGGAAATGGCGAAACGCGGCGACCTCGTGGAAGCGTGCGACGATCCGCAGGCGCAGTTCATCCCCCCTGCGCCGCCTCCGCCACCCGCGCCTCCTGCAACGCCTGCGCGTGCGCGCCGTGCGGAATCCGTCGCCCGCGATATTCCGCACACGTCCGTGGGGCTGAATCTCCATGCGACTGAGCCAGGTTCTCGATGAGCTGGCGCGCGACCTGAACGACGCCGAGGAAGGCCACCCGTTCCAGACCTGGACGCGCGGCCAGCTCCTTGCGTATATCAACGAGGCGCAGTGCAATGCCTTCGTGCTGAATTCTGCGTTGTTTGTCAGGACCGTGATCATGCAGCTCGCACCGGGCCGCGAACAGCAGCCGTGCGAGTGTTCCATCCTGCAGCAGATCATCGGCCAGACCGATGCAGCCGGGAATCTGCTGGACGGCTACCTGCCCCGGCGCTCGGACGCCGCGACCTACTCCTGGACGAAGCCCGGATGCCCCGCCCCGTCCGGACCTTTCAGGCTGACCGGCTACAACTTCGATCCGCTGCAGGGCGGTGCGTTTGCCGTCACGCCCCCGGTGCCGCCGAACGTCAAGGTATACGTGAAGGCGCGCTGCGCGGTGATGCCTGAAACGCTGGCGACGAGCAACCTCGATGACGACTGCTGCGGACCAGGTAACGGCAGCGACAGCGACTGCCGCATCATCACGGCGGCGAAACAGTGGGTACTGTTCCGTGCGCTGATGGTCGAGGAACAGAGCGTGTCGTCGGTGCAGACCGCGATGATTCACCTGAAGCTCTACTTCGCGCTGCTGAACGTGCAGTTCTCGCGCCAGCTCGCGCAGCAGATCGGCGCGCTTTCGTCGCCTGCGGCGGTGGCCGCGATCCAGACCGCACGGGTGGCGCTATGAGCATCGCGCCATGACCATCATCTATGATCCGTTCGCGACGGTCCCGTTCTCGGCGTTCTCGCCCGAAGTGATTCTCGCCACCGGCAACTGTCCCGCCGAGATTGCGGAAAACTACCTGCGCCATGCCGCGATTGACCTGGCCGAGCGTGCGCAGGTCATCACGCGCATCCTGCGCGTGGACTTTCAGGCGTGCGTGTCCGATTACCTGATCACGCCGCCCGCGTGCGAGCGCATCGTCGCGATCCAGCGTGTCTGTTTCGACGATTCGTGCAACGACAACGTGGCGACACCGCACGAGCCGTGCCGCCTGCCCTGCGCCTGCAGCCATTCCGCGGTGTGGTTCGAGCCGCCCGACATCATTAACGTGACGCCTGCGCCTGCGAGCGATCATGACGGCGGGCTGTGGGTCAAGGTGTCGGTCGCGCCCCTGCGCGATGCGTGCGACGTGGACCGGCTTTTTTACGAGCGCTACCACGAGGCGGTGGTGCACGGGGCGCTGGCACGTCTGTTTGCGATAAAAAAAGCTGAGTGGTACGACCCGCAGCTTGCTGCGCTGCATACAACGAATTTCGATGACAAGGTAACGGGCGCGGGCATGGACCGGCTCACGGGCAACACGCGCGGGCCGTTTCGCATGAAACACCGGAGGATCGTGTGAACAGCAAGTCACTTGTTCAATGCAGGGCGACCCGCCAGTCCCTTGTGTGCCCGCCCGTGACGCAACCTGCAGCGTGCCCTTCCTGCGCGTCATTCCAGGTGTGCGTGGGCAACTACACCCTGAGCTATGACGGCTCGTGCTTCACGCTCGGCGCGCGCACCTGGCGTATTCCCGATGGCACGTATTCCGCGATCCAGTTCCAGGACGGCTGCATCGTCGGCGTCGGCCAGATGCCCGAGCCGTCCTATACGCCCGCGCCCTGCTGCAGCGACACGTCATCGAACGGCGGCAGCACCACCACCGATATCACGGTGTCACCCGATGCGTGCAACCTCACGAGCCTGGGTGCGGCGGGACTCGCGACATTCCTGTATGTGTCACCGGGTAACGGCGTCAGTGTCTCGGGCTGCGGCACCCATGCCGATCCCTTGCGCATCTCGGTTTCGGCCACGGGTGACTCGACCATCGTGGCAACGTCGGGCGCGCAGCCGATCACCGTGTCGGGCGATGGCTCGTCAACGGCGGCGCTCGTGATCGGCATGGCAACGCAGATCACGGCGGGTGACTATGCGGGCTTCTCGGTGAACCAGTACGGTCTCGTCACCGGCTACTCGGCACCATCGAACGGCGCGAGCGTCACGGCGATGGTGGGCTTCAGCGGCGTGAGCGCCCAGGAGCAGCCCATCGGCAGCGGCGTGTATTCGGTGGGACTCGCGAGTACCGGCGTTACTGCAGGCATGTACCGGGTCGGACGCTACGAACTGACGGTCAATGCGCAGGGGCAGATTACCGGTATCAGCGAGGCCATCGCGCCGGTCACGGCGGGCAGCTTCTACAGTCCGCCCAATCCCAACGTGCCAGGCGACACCGGCAAGACCGTCAGCTACAACGCGGACGGGCTGATTACGGGCATCGCATAAGGACACCAGTATGCCCTCGCTGCGCATCGACAACTTCTACGGCATCGTGCCGCGCCTGCATCCGGTGGACCTCAAACCCGGTTACGCGGTGCGCGCCGAGGACGTGCGGCTCACGCACGGCACGCTGATGCCGTGGCGCGAGCGCCTGCCGGTGGCTGACGTGCCAGCCGGATCGCTCACGGTCGAGCCGTTCGGCTGCGGGTGGCTTGCATGGGATAAATGTGTGGAAGTCGCGCCGTGGCTGCCTCACTGCAACCGCCTGTTCGTGACAGGCGATGCGCCGTATCCGACCGTGGGCCGTCCGCAGCCGGACGGCACGTTTGCCTGGTGTCGGCTCGGTGTGCCCTGCCCCGGTGCCGGTCCCATCGCCACGCCGGTCTCGCCGCTGCCTGCAGGTGACAATGCGGACGACGATGCGGCACTCTCGAACGAAACCGAGGGACGGGACTATCTCGCCACCTACGTCAATGCATGGTGCGAGGAAGGCGGGCCGTCGTGGCCGGGTAACGAGTTCATCTGTAACGATGGCGACACCGTGATCGTCACGGGCCTGCCGCCGACGCCCGACCCCGAGTGGTGCGTGACGGGCGTGAACCTCTATCGCAGGGTGACGGGTTTTCGTACCGGGCGGGAACAGGTCGAGGAACACATCACCAGTTACTGTCTGGTTGCGACGCTGCCAGTGGGCACCCCGTCGTACACCGACTCGACGCTGAACATGGACCTGGGCGCGGTGCTCACCACGCTCGAATTCATGCCGCCGCCCGCGTGCCTGCGCGGCATCCTCGCGATTCCCGAAACCGGAACGCTGGTGGGCTTCTGCGGCTGCGACCTGTTTTTCAGTGCGAACGGCCAGCCGTGGAACTGGCCCGAGGCCGAGCGCATGACACTCGACTATCCCATCGTCTCGCTGCGTGCGCTCGACGTGATGTGGTACGGCGCGACGATCTTTGCCGCGACTACCGGCACGCCGTACACGATCCAGGGCACATCGCCCGGATGCAAAAAACGCGAGTGCCGCCGCGTGCGCCAGTACGTGATGCCGTTTCCGATGGTGACGTGCTGTTCGAACCGGGGGTCGGTCGTCACGCCAATGGGCATGGTGTACGTGAGCACCGATGGTCTCGTGCTGCTGCCTTCGTGGGGCCAGCCGAAAGTCATCACCGACCAGTGGTTCGCGCAGGACGACTGGCGCAAGCTGCGGCCCGACACGATGCGCCTGGGCTGGTATGCGGGCACATTATTTTGTGTGTCGGACAGTGACGCGTTCATGCTGACCATCGATACCGAGGCGTACAGCAACTGGGAAACGTATCGCCTCTCGTCGCTCTCCGACCGTCCGGTGTTTCTCTGCAGCGCGGGCAACGGCGAGCTGTTCATGCTCAATGAAGACGGCACGGTATCGCAGTGGAATGCGGGCACGACACTGCGGCCCTACGAGTGGGAAAGCAAGTGGTTTGAATCGCCGGGGCAGACATATTTTCTGGCGGGCCGGGTGTGGTGCAACGGGGAACACGCTGGTGGAAACTGCAGCAGCGCGAGCGCCGATTTCGCGTTGAAGGCTGACCAGCGCATCGTGTTTCACCGCATCGTCGCGGGACACGACTACTTTCGCATCAAACCGTATGGACGCCATATGATCCATGGGGTTATCCTTCGCGGTACGGGTACGGTGTGGGCGGTACACGTGGCAACCAGCCTGCGTGAGCTCGCCCTGGAACAGCATGGCCGATGAGCGCGTCGTGATCCGTCCGGTCTGGATGCCCCAGGCTGCGGCGGATTCAGGAACGGTGCTTGGCGAGCTGGGACCGCTGCTGCTGGCCTACTGGGCCGAGGCGCGGCCACCCGGCTACGGCGAGTTCGCGTTCAACGTCGAAGGCTTTGTCCGTGTGTGGATGAGCCGTGAACTCGTTCCCTTCGAAATACGACTGGACAGTACGTTAGTCGGATTCCTTCTGCTGCTGCGCCGTCAGTCGCTGTTCTGCCGCGACGGCGTGGCCGATATCGCCACCGTCTATCTCAAGCCTGAAGTGCGCCACCGTGGCCTCATGCGCGAGGCCGTCCAGCGCGTGCGCGAGCTGGCAGGCGTGCTCGGTATCACCCACCTGTACCGCAGTGTCGATATCCAGGGCAGCGCGACGCATCGCATGCGGCGTGAGGAACTGCCATGTCGGTAGTCGAAGGCACCGTCAACACCGGCTCCATCGTGCAGTCGCAGGACGCGCGCACCGATAACGGCTGGGTGTCGTCCACCACCATCGCGCAGCTCGCGGCGACCGCTGTTGCCGTCATCAACACGCTCGCCGCGCTGGAGATGTCCGCGCGTGAATACCAGATCGCCAACGGCTACTACAACCTCGCGCTGCAGTTACGCAATTACTGGAACAACACGTTCGTGCCGTGCGAGACGGCAGCGGTGGCCTACGCGTGTTCGCAGCCCCTCTACCAGCCGCTCTACAACGAGACGGCGGGCCGCTACATCGCAAGCGTGAAGCAGCAGTTCGCGGATGCACTGAACAATGTCGTGAACTGCGCGAACCGTTTCTGCACGGGTCTGACGCAATCCATGATCAAGGACATCACGATTGCCGAGGCGCAGGCCATTGGCGACGCGCAGAACTACGCGTACCGCTACGAGGAAGCGCGCGAGGAAGCGATGGATGACCGCCGCTGGGCACGCATCATGAACGCGCTGGGCCTCGGGCGCAACCTGCTGGGTGATGCGGCCAGTTACGCGAAGACGGCGGCGGGCCTCTACGGGCTGCTGGGCCAGCAGGCGGGTGCAGGTGCAGCGGGTGCGCTGTACGCGCTCGGTTACGAGCGCAACCGCAACCAGACGGTCTATCCGACCCGTCCACAATCGTCGTGGACACCGAACCCCGTGTCCTCGATGCAGACCACCAGCGACCAGGGCGGCGTGATGGTGGGTGCTCCCATGGACATGAGCATGCCGCAGTCCTCACCGCTACCCGACATGTCACCCGCGCCGTCCACGCCCATCATGGGCTTCGCGCCTGTGAACCAGGGCGCGGACGTGACCATGGCGGGCACCGACGTGAACGCGTCGTGGACTGCGGGCAAGGCTTGATGTTTTCCGGTTCTGGAGGCTGTGATGCTGTTCATGCCCGTTGACCTGTTCAAACCCTGGGTGCAGGGCCAGCAGCAGGCCGTGAAGGATAACTGGGACGACCTGTTCAATTCGGAAAAGCTGCGTCAGGATTACGTGAAAACCAACGAGGCTGAAGGCACCGAGGGCAGCGATATCTTTGCCACCAATGCGCGTAACCAGTATCTCGGCGACACGGCCAACCGCCAGGACGTGCTGGGCGCGGCAGCACAACCGGGCAAGCTTGCCACCACGCAACTGACTTCCGACACGCAGCAGGCAGCAGCACAGTCGCTGCAGGACCAGGGCTATCCGGCCCAGTACGGCAGCACCATGGGCGCGCGGGCGATGAGTAATCTCGCCATGACGGGGCTGGGCACCACCGAACAGAACGCCGCTATCTCGGCACTCACGCCGCAGGCGCAGAACCTGGGCACGATGGCGGGACAGGACATCATCAACACCGCGAAGTATAAAAACCAGGCGGGCGCGTTCCAGCTCGCGCAACAGCCGGTGATGCAGCAGGCTCAGGCGGCAGTCAACACCGGCAACGCACAGCTCATTCCGCAGCGCGTGCAGCTTGAGAGCGCGACCAACGCCGACCAGCTTGCGAACGCGCAGTCGCTGCGGCGGGCGCAGCTCCTGCAGCAGAATGCCACGCAGGTGGCGAACCTGATGAGTTTCCGGGGCGATTCCTCGACACCCGACAATGCACTCGCATTGCAGCAGCATACCGATTCCACCAACGCGTGGCTGCGCGGTCAGGGGTTGCTGGATGCGAACCAGCAGGTGGTCTACCCGCCTGGTCAGGAACCGGTGATTAACACCTACAACCCGAACGGCTCGATCCTCTCGACCGTGCCTGCGGTGCCCACCTTCGACCGCTGGGCTGCGTACACGTCGCCTGCCGCGTCTGCCAGCACGCGCACGGGTTCGCGCGGTGCAAAGACAACGGCACCGGTTGCGAATCCCCTGGTGGGTGGCGGCGATGGTGGCGGCATCATCGGTGGCGCGGGAGGTGGCATGGGCGGCAGTGCGGGTGGGCCTGCCCCCCGCGCACCGGGTACGTCCCTGCCGACCGGTTCCGACTGGCGGCGCGGCCAGCAGCAACCCGGTACGACGCCGAATCCCCTTGCACCACCGGGTTCCCCAGGCACTACGAACCAGCCTGGCACGCCATCTGTTCCTGTCACGCAGGATCAGGTGGACCAGGCCAGGACCGCGCTCGATACGCTGAATCGCCGCAAGCTCGTCCTGTTCCAGCAGTACCCTGGCCTGCAGAACGCGTCGCTGGGCTTTCACCGTCTGGACATGCCGTTCGAGGGTGGCGGCGAGGCTGATGTACCCGCGCCTGCCATCAAGGCACTGGCGAAGCTCGACAGCGACATCACTGCCGCCAAGCAGGGTTACGACCTGATGCGCCAGCGCTTCGGCATGGCCGAGCAGGCTCGCCAGGCGGCGGCGGATAACCAGGCGGCAGAGGACATTCTGAGGAACCTGAAATGAACCTGCCTGCCGACCTCCAGCGCTACATCGCTACGGCCCAGCAGGCCGGAAATCAGTATGGCGTGCCGCCCGAACTGCTGGTGGGCCAGATGCACCAGGAGTCGAACTTCAACCCGAATGCGGTATCGCCTTCGGGCGCGGTGGGTATCTCGCAGTTCATGCCCGCCACGGCGAAAGAATATGGCATCGACCCGCGCGACCCGGTGCAGTCCATCGGGTCACAGGCGCAGATGATGCGCGGCCTCTACAACCGCTATGGCTCGTGGCGCAGCGCCCTGCAGGCGTACAACTGGGGGCAGGGCAACATGGACAGTTACCTGCGCACGGGCAAGGGGACAAAGGGCCAGCCGATGCCCGCCGAGACGCAGGCTTACCCCGACCAGGTATTCGGCCATGCGCGCACGCATGCGGGAGGCCGTCTGCCTGCATCACTTGCCTCGGCGGCGCTTGAATCCGACATGGGCGGCAGTCGTGATCTCCTGGGTAGCTCGGGTGGCCTGGAAGGCTTCAGTGGTTCATCGGGCATTCCGTCGTCGCTTATCAGCACGCCGCGTGGTCCGCATGTCGCGATGCCCTCGACGCAGGAGGAACACGACATGATGTCCTCGATTGCCTCGCGCGGCTACGCGCCCGATGTCGAACAGCAGATCGTCAAGTCACTTGCGCAACTGCTGCCCGCACGTGACTCGCTCTCTGGGCGCGACATGCTGGGTGACGGTGGCCTGCCCGATGACCTCGATCCGGTCATCCGCGACATCGTGGACAAGGCATGACGGGGCACGGCCATGGGCGTCATCTCGGACCTGATGGCAGGCGCAAACGGGACCCCGAGCGGGCCGCGTACCTATACTCAGCTCACCAGCGACCCCGGCTTTCTTGGCGCGTCGTATGAGGAACGCCGCCGTCAGTATGCCGAGTGGCTGAAGAACGACGCGCCGCAACTGCTGCAGGCCACGCCCAGTCTCAGCGATAAACAGAAACACCAGTTCCTGAGCGAGGTGAACCAGCGTTTTACGCAGGACGTGCCGCGCCCTGCTTCGGGGGGAGTCTTTGGCAACGACCTGTTCAATCGCGCAACGATTGGCCTGAACGAGGGGATTGCGTCGCTCGCGGATGCGGTGCATCCCGGCAGCGACTATTCGAAGGCGATCCGCGACGAGAACGCGCGTATCCGCGCCAGCATGTCCCCGGCTTCCCAGGACGAGGACCTGGCGATGCAGGAGCGGCTCGCGAAGGCCGGTGGCGATCTGGAACGCGCGAAGGTCTACGGCCAGGAGTTCCTGCGCCATCCGCTCGACACGATGGCAGGATTCGGCGGCAGCGCCATTCCTGCCCTGCTGGGTGGCGCGGTGGCCGCACCGGTTGGCATCGCGGCGGGTGCCGCGCAGGCGTTCGGCGGTTCGCGCGGCGCGCAGTACGAGCTGGCGCAGACGGTGCCGCTGGAGCAGCTACGCCAGAATCCGCAGGCCGCAGCCATGCTCGACGCGGGCATACCCGAGGAACAGGTGCGTGACCAGCTTGGACGCCAGATCGGACCCGGCAATGTCGTGGCCGGTCTCGGTGGCGCGGTCAGCGGTTCATTTCTCGGACGGTTCGCGGGCGGTGAGCTGGGCGAAGGCATCGCGCAGGCACTTGAAAGCGGCTGGCGTGCACCGGTTGCGGGTGCACTCGAACAGGGACTCGCCGGGGGCGTCATGCAGCTCGGCACAAACCTGGCCGAACAGCAGGTACAGCCCGATGTGTCGGCGGGCCAGGACATCCTCTCGGCGGCGGCACAGGGTGCCTTGCCGGGTGCCGTGCTCGGCGGCATGCACGCACTGCGCGGCGAGAAAGCCGCCGCACCCGCGCCCGAACCTGCATCTGAAACCGCGCCTGAAGTTGCGCCCACCACGACGGAAGCACCCCCGCCTGCCCCGCCCACTACGGGTGCGGACCTCGCCCACCAGGCCGATCTGGAAGACCTCACGGCGATGTACCAGGGCACCGCGGAACAGCCCGTGCGTCCACCCATGACGCAAGAGGAAGCTTACGCGCGCATGAGCCAGGCTCCCGAGCCGCCACCCGCGCAACCGGCCTGGATCGACCCGGACGAGTTCGGTACGCACATGGATGCACTCGACGCGCAGCGTCAGGCGTCACGCGACGACTACGAGAACTGGTGGTCGCAGCGTCTTGCCCAGCTTGACGCGCAGCCCTGGCGGCAGGACCTGCGGCCCGACGAGTCTGCCACGGCGGACTACCAGCAGTGGTGGCATGACGGGATGATGAACCAGGACAGCGCGCAACAGGTGGCGGCGCGGGCCAGCCGTGAAGCCGCCGAGGCTGAGGACACGCGCAATGCGCTCGCGCAGGCGTCCACCGATGAGCAGTACCAGGCCATTGCGCAGCGTCTGGACAACGCCCGCCAGGAGTCGCTGCGTGGCGTGGTGGACCGCGTGGCCGACCGTGCCGTGACTCAGGCGCTGGCCGATCCGTCCTCGGGCCAGTCCGCCAGTGACCGTTTCAACAGGCTGCTGGAAACGGAGATGGCGAACTATCCGTACTCGCGAGCGCAGATGACGCCCGAGCTGATGGAACAGGGCCAGCGTCTCGCCGCCGGACGGCTGGATCACGCACAGGGGCTGCTGCAGGATACGGCGGACTACCTGCGGGCGATCCCCGACATGAGCGCGCAGGAGACGGCGGCATGGATCAATGACGCGATTCCCGAACGGCGCGCGCCCTCGCCCACTGCGCTCACGCCGCGCATGCCGCGTGTGCCTGGTCCGAACCGTGCCGAGCGCGGGCAGGCTGCGAACCGCGCCTTCGCTTTCGATCCCACCTCCCCCGCGTATTCGCGTGCCTCGCCCACCGAGCGTGCGCAGGCCGCGCGTCGCACCTTTGCCTTTGGAGAACCCCGTGAACGCACCGAACCTGCCGAAACCATCCGGCCTGCCGAAGCCGCTGAAGGCATCGAAACTGCCCCAGGTGCCGAAACCACCCCGCGTGCCCCGCCTGCCGGACAGCAGCAAGCCGTCACCCACGCCGTCGAGGCGCGCGCAGAAACTGGTGCCGGTGGCGGTCGCGCTCGGGGCAAGTGGCCGGCCCGTGCCGAAGGCATTGAGCCAGCGGCTCACGCCGCAGGAGTTGCGGCAGGTGGTGAATCTGGTGTCGCTGCTGCGCGGCCAGCACGCGTTCAATACCGGCCAGCAGATACCGGATACGCCCGAACTCCAGCGCCAGCAGCAGAGCATCCAGACCTACGGCGGACAGCGCGCGCCCGTGAACCCGACACCGGCCCAGGTGCTGCAGACCTTGCCGCCCGCCGAGCGCGCGAGGGAGCTGGCGGTGGAGGCGCAACTGATACAGGGGCAGCAGGCGCAGCAGGCGGTGAACCAGCGCGCCGAGCTGGCCGAGCGGCTGCAGGGCAACGTGACCTGACCGGGGAGAACGATCATGCCATTCAGGAGCAAGGCGCAACTCGGGAAATGCTTCGCGGCGAACGACCCGAAGTGGAACTGCACGAAGTGGGCGAAGGAAACACCGGGCGGCGTGAAGGCGCTGCCGGTGAAGCTCAGGTCCTCCCCGCCAGCGGCGGCGAAAAAGGCACGTTCACGCGCCACGAAGCGCTAGGCCGCATCATGTCGGAGCTGTCGTCCATCGGGAACACGCACACGCGCAACCGTGAGCGCACGTATTTCCGCGAGCAGCTTGAGAACGTGGCCGATCCGCAGACCGGTCATGTGGACAGCGCGGATGTCGAACGCTTCGTTGCCGAGGCGCGCGAACATCTGGACGACAGGCGGCTGCGCGTCGCTCAGAACCGCAGGATTGCGCCCGGGCGCGACCTGTCGGCAGATGAAAAGCGCGTCACCGACGAGCAGGCGGGAGCCGTCAACGAACGGCTCTATGCGCGTGATTTTCCGTTCGAGGATCGCGCGTATTTACAGGACGTGGCCTCGGACCACGGTGTGGCCTCGCCCGCGAAATTCGCGCTGCTGGCAAAAGAACATGAAGCGAACGGCGACGCCCTCTGGAACAACCTCGATGCGCGCGCAAAGTCCCTCGTCAATGAGGTGACGCGCTCAAACGTCTCGCCCGAGTTCGACCTGTCGCACGACGAGGCGGCGATTGACGATAAAAGCGCCGCGCCGGTTGTGGAGAACGTCAACCGGCTCACGCCGGACGAGCGCAGTACGCTGCAGGATGCCGCCACCGCCCATGGCATCCGCTCACCGGCCAGGTTCGCGATGATCGCGAACCTGAACCGCGAGTTTCCCGGCAGTATCTGGCACAACCTGAGTGCGCGCATCAAGTCACTTGTGGACAAGGTGACGAAAGGCATCGGCATCGTCGCGGCGGCGGTAGCGCTGAATCACGCGCTGCCCGTGCACGATGCGCGCGCCGCGAGCGGGCATGGTGACGTGACCATTTCTGCGCGGGCGCATACGGCGGGACTCGAAGGCCGCAGCGATATCGTCAGCCAGTGGGTGCAGCGCTCGGGCGATAACAACGGCGGCGGCTACGTGATCGCGGACAAAGGGCGTGGTGAGCTGTATGTGATGTCGCCACGCGGCGAGGTGCAGGAAACCATCCCCGCGCTCTTTGGTGCGAAAGCCGGTGACGAGGCTGTGCCCGGCGAAACGCCTGCGGGTGCGTTTCGTCTCGACTGGTCGAAAGCCCCGGACACGAAAGCCTACGGCGATTCGATCCAGTCATTCAGCAGCACCGACCGGGGCACCTTCGCTATCCACCGCGTGCTGACCGGTCGCCCCGAGAACCGTGAAGCGCGCCTCGCGTCAGGTAACGCGGCGCAGCGGCGCATCACCAACGGCTGCATCAACATTCCCGCCGACACGTACAACCGCCTGTTTGACCGGCGCTTCAGCGGCAAGCTCTATGTCGTACCCGAGACGGGCGAGGTGCCGGGTCGGCATTTTCCCGGCATGCCTGATCAGCCTGCTGCCGCCAGTACCGGCATGGGAGGGACCACCCGCCTGCCCCGCCGCCGTCGCGGTGCTGCCGAACCGGCTGCCGAAGATGCACGCGAAGCCACTGCCGATGTCAACCGCGCCGCGCGTGAATCGGCGCGTGCACCGGAACCTGCGGCGTCGCAGGCTCCGCAGCCTTCGCGCCTCGCGAGCCGCGCCGCGAAACTGGCGTCGATGCTCTCGCGCGACGAGAACCCGATTCCGCGCACCCACGAGGAAGCCATGCGCATGCTGCGCGGCGAGCCGGTCCGCGACGCGAAGCCGCCCGACAACGACACGCTCTCCTACAAGCTCTGGCGCAACCTGCGCGAGTCGCTGAATTTCAGCGACACGCCGTTCCTGTCGTGGGCGCGGCAAAACCTCAAACGCGACGGCGGCGAATACGACTCCATTCCGGCCTACCGCGAGTGGCGGCTCATGAAAGGCCGCGCACGCGCCGAATACCACGACCTGCTGCACGACCAGGGTAGCCGCCTGATGGACCTTACCAGCGAGATTGCAGGCAGGCATGCCGATAGCGGGCGCGACCCCGCGCAGATCGCCCGCGAGATTTCGTATTACCCCACCTGGTCGCACATCGCGGGCAGCGCCACCGACGTAGCCCGTGCGGGCCTGCATGATGCCCTGCAGAACGCGCAGGGGAAAATTGACGAGGTGGTGAAGCGCGGCGAGGTTGCCACGCCCGACATGATGCGCACGCGCGACGCGGCACGCGATGCGCTTTCGGAATTCGACCACGCGCAGGCGCATGGCGGTCTGACGGAATCCGGCGAGCAAAGCCGCCTGCTGCCGGGTGGCATCACGCGTGCGCAGGCCCGTGAAGGCATGGCCGCGCTCGAAGCGCGCTACGGCAAGGCTGACCTGCAGCGGCTTGCTGCCGAACACGTGAAAGTGCATGGCGAGCTGCGCCGCGCCGGGATCGACGCGGGCGTGTACGACAAGTCACTTGAAGACAGCGCACTGAATAAGGATTATGTGCCGCTCACGGGCGACCCCGGCATCGACACGACCGGCGAGCGTGACGTGTTCGGTGCATCCGCAATGAATCACGACATCATCCGCTCGCGCGAGGGTCGCGCCTCGCTCGCGGACGATGCGCTCACCGCCTTTCATGCGCGTGCCTCCGAACTCTCGCGCGCCATCGCCAAGCAGCCGTTTGTCGATGCGCTGGCGAAATCCATCGAGGAAGAAAAGCCCGCTGGCGCGCACATCGTGCCGGACAGCCAGAGCGTAGGTCGGCCGGGTATGGCAACTTCGGTGATCCGCTACCGTGATGAAAACGGTAACCGCAGGAAGATTTACTGGGACGATGAACACGTGGGCGAGGCGCTGCGCGCCGGGATGGACGACACGCACAGTGCCGTGCTGCAGAAGCTCGGCGCAGGTACGCGCGGCTATTTCCAGTTGCTCACGCGCTTCACCCCCATGTTCGCGCCGCTCATGCGTGCGCGCGACGTGCTGGAGCGTAGTCTGAACGCCGTGTCGCGCAATATCCTGACGGTGGACGGCAACGCTATCAACCGCACACGGTTTCTCTCCGATGTAGCGCGTTCCCAGGTCAGTCCGCAGATGAACGGCGCGATACTGAACATGCTGCGCGCAGGTCCCGGCAAATTCGCGGACATGTCGAAATTCGGCCAGTACCTGAAGGAACTGCACGAGGGTGGCGCGCTTACCACCTACACCAGTGAATACGCCGCCTCGCGCGATTCGATCATGCGCGAGGCGGCGCGTGCGAAAGACGTGTTCAAGGCGGAAAGTTTCCGGGAAGGCGCGTTCACGGCACGCGATGCGGCACTGAACTATGTCAACAAATACAACGAGTTTTTCGACACCGGCTCGGCGCTGTCGATCTATTCGGCGCTGCGCGACCAGAGCGTGCCGAAGCAGGAGGCGCTGTTCCGCACGCTCGACCTCTTTGACCTGAACCAGCACGGCACCAGAACCGGCTGGGCACGTGCGTTCTTTCCGTTCACCAATTCCACGCTCAAGGGCGGAGCCAACTTCGTGCGCTCGCTCTCCACGCGCCGGGGTCAGGCCGTGTTCGCCACCGCCTTTGTCGGCGCGATGATGATGTATGCGATGGCGCGCGGCACGGGCAACGACGACCCCGACATGGGCAACGAAATCGACAACCTGCCGATGAGCACGGTTGCGAACGGCATCCCCGTCAAGGTGGGCGACCATTTCATTTCGGTGCCGGTTGGCTACGGCATTCCGAAAGTCGCCTGGGAGCTGGCGGTGCTCGCCTCGCGCGGTGCGGCAGGCAAGGCCGACATGAGCGACGTGGTGTTCGGCGCGGCGAATTCCGTGCTCAAGGAAACCACGCCGCTCGCGCTGCCCGAAGGCAGCAGCGGCAACCTGCTGAAGGACACATTCCTGTCGGCTACACCGGGTCTGCTGCGTCCTGCTGCACAGGTGGCGATGAATACCTCGACGTTCGGCTCGCCCATCACGCGCGACCTCTCGCCCGATCAATACCGTTCGATGCAGGGGCAGATGAATACCGAGGAATCGTACAAGCGGCTGGCGAACAATGTCCGCGAAGTCACGGGCCTTGACCTCGCGCCTGAAGAATGGAAAACACTGGTCAACGGCTACATGATAGGGCCGCTCACCGGTCTGGCATCCCTCTTTCGCGAACCGGGCGCGAAAGGCAGGCCTGGGAGCACGCGCGACGAGCTGGGCCTCGCGGATGCGTTCGGCCTCTCGCGCGTGCTCAAGAGCGATCCCGGTGAATTGCAGAGCGTGTTCTACGACACGCTGAACCGTGCGCAGGCGCAGCAGCGCGCCGCGAAGGCGGGGGATGCCGACGCCAACCCCGTGCGCGACGACGCGACCACGCGCGCCACCAATGCGCTGCGCACGCTCTCGAAGGAAGCGAACCAGGCGTACCGGGATGCGAACGGCGACACCGACGTGATCCGCCCGCAGCTCGAAGCGATCCAGGCACAGCGCGAAGCCATCATGCGCGACTACCTGCGCGAAGTGCAGTGAGGTAACAGCGATGCTCGTCCAGAAGCTCATCGTGCCGGTGGTGCCGTACCGCACGCTCAAAGCCTGCTTCGCGCTGCGCAGTCCCGTCTGCGAAGGGGCACCCGCGTGCGCCTCGGGTCTGGTGCTGCGCATCGAGCGCATCCACTGCCCTCGCCCGCCGCTGCCGATCCGCCAGGTGTGGAATGGCTGCTGCCATGTGCCCTGTGACGGGGCGGTCGACGCAGGACCGCCCCCGTGTGCGTCTCCCGTGATCGAGTATCCGGTGTTCGACACGGACAGCCAGGGACGTGTGTGCTTTTACTTCGACCGCCTCCTTTACACCCAGCCCGAGGGGCGTTACAAGGCAGTGATCCTCCACGGCGAGCGTGAGCTGCTGGCCTTCGGTCTCGCGCTCGAAGCGCCACCCCCGCTCGTTGAACAGGTGGCGATGGTCGAAGCTCAGGAGTGCTGTACGGAGTGTCCATCATGCAGGTTTCAGTAACGGGATTCTTTGCGACGCTGGCCGCACCGCTTGCGGCCACCGACGCCGCGCTCGCGCTGAACCCCGCCGCGCAGGCCGAGCTGCTCGCGCGTCTTGCGGCCAGCGACGCCAACGAGGCCCCCTACGCCTACCTGTATGCGTGGGACGGCAGCGGTTCCGAGGTGCTGCAGGTATCCGGTTATGGGAGCACGCTGGTCCTGGAGCGTGACCAGGATGCCGCGCCCGCCGCGCCGAATCCGCGCAGCTTCCCGAAGGGGGCCTGCGTGGACGGGCGCGTGACGTATGCGGGCGTGAAGGACCTGATCTGCCACTACGACTGCTGCGCGGGGGCCTGCCCGTGCGAGGCGGTGGCTGCTGCCGGCATGATGCTGCCGCCCGCGAGCGTGGGGGTGGCGTGGCAGGGCATGGTGGTATTCAGCGGCGCGCTGCCGATGGCGCTCGTGGTCGAGGGTCTGCCCGCCTGGATGAGTGTCACGGCAGGAGCCAATTTCGTGACGCTCGCCGGGACACCGGCTGTCGCAGCCAGCTACCTGCTGTCGGTTGCGGCAACCAACTGTAACGGCGCGCTCGCCTCGCAGGCCGTCACGCTTGAGGTAGGGGGATAGGCCATGGCAACGCTCACGCTGGGCCAGAAGCAGCGCAAGTTCACGCTGATGGTCGCGAAACTGATCGAGTGGATTTACGCGAATGGCTACGAAGCATCGTTTGCTGAAGCGTACCGTCCACCCGAGACCGCCGCACTGTATGCGAAACAGGGCAAGGGCGTGGCGAACAGCCTGCATACGTCGCGCCTCGCCGTTGACCTGAACCTGTTCAAGGACGGCGTGTATCTGACGAAAAGCGAACAGTACCGGGGACCAGGCGAGTATTGGGAATCGCTGGGCGGTTCATGGGGTGGACGATTCCGGTCGCCGGACGGCAACCACTTCAGCCTGGAGCACAACGGTGTGAGGTAATCCATGACCACGCAGACTCCCATCATTCTCGGCACCAACCAGCACGTGCCGCTCGCCTCCGGTGACAGGCTGGCGGGCAGCAGCATCCAGGTTTCGACCGACACGGGCAACGTGCTCGTAGCGGGTTCGGACGGCGGGCTGTTCGTGCCGCCCGTGACGCCCACCATCCCGACGCTGACCATCGAACTCGGCCACAGCCAGCAGGCGGGCAATGGCTATGGCATCGACCAGGGCACCTATTACGAGCTGAGTTTCAGCATCGGCGTGACCGCCCGCAACGGCTTTCTCTACTCGGTGAACAGCGACGGCACGCTCGCGCTGGGACTCGCGGGCACCTACCTCGTGGTGGGCTGCAGCAAGGTCGTCGCCCCAGCCGCCGACACCTACACGATTCCCGGCCAGATCGTGCTTGCAACCGGCCAGCAGTATGCGTGGCCCGGAATCTACCAGTACGCGGTACAGCGCTATCCCGACCTGTCCGAAACCTCGGTCAGCGTGGCAGGTGGCGCGGTCCTCGGCACGGTAGCGCTTGCTGGCTCGATTGCTTCGTGGACGGCAGGCACGTCTACGTGGCTCGGCTTCACGAAAATCAACGGCCAGTCGGGCAGCAATCCGCTGAAGCTCCAGGGCTATCTGACCTACGCAAAGATCGCGTAAGCCTTCAGCGGATCGCGTGCAGCGAGGCAGTCTGCACGTGCAGGTCGGTGGCGTGGTCGAGCTGCCCCGCCACCCACACCGCGCGCTGTGCGGTGGCTCCCGAGGCCAGCGCCCCCACCGCGAAGCGCCAGCCGCTGCCGATGGCCCAGAACTTCTGCGGGCCGATGACTGACCTGTCCTCGATGATCGTATAGAGACCCGTGCGGTTTGCCACCAGCGCGTTAAAGTGACTTTCTTCTGTCTGCGTCGCCTCAAACTCGGGGCGGATGAGCGCCGCTTCCCTGAGCATCATGTGCAGCGCGCGCAGCGTGTCCATCAGCGTGTGGTTCGAGCCGGAAAGTGGATAGCGTGCCGCCTCGACCTTGGCACAGCGCTCCACGTGCTGGACTACGGCGAGCGGCCCTGACAGGCCCAGCAGCCACCCGTCACCGTGCAGTATCTTGTGCACCGGATCGGCATAGGCGAAGTCGCTGCCCGAGAGGCGCGAATCTGCCGCCATGGTGATCGCACCATCGTCATTCCGTGCTGCTATCGTCGTCATCGCCTGCTCCCAGCATGTCGTCGGTGATCTGCACGCACAGGCAGTCGGTGCGCAGTTCCGCGCTGCCATATTTCGCGAGTCCTCGCCCCAGCGCCGAGCGGCAGCGGGCCTTCAGGAGCTGGCCGTTGCGCCGCATGTCGGCCAGCGTGTCCTGGTAGTCGATGTGCCGCCGCTGGCACCAGTTACGGAAAGCCTTGCGTGAAATATAGGCACGACGGCTTTTCTGCTCAAAGCGCACCTTCAGTGTCCCGCCTGGCGCGATGTCGCGCACCACGTAGTCAGCGGCAAGCGCCGGGTCGCGAGGCTCATGGGATTGCATGACGATCACGGTGCTGCCGATGTTCTCGTTCAGAAATTCGGCCAGCCACGCGCCCCTGCCGCTGCGGCTTTCCTTCACTTCCTGCCGCTGCGCGGGCAGCAGCATGTCGATGACCCAGCGCTCGACGCGTGCAACGTCGATGTCGTGCAGGCCCGCCGCACGTGCCAGTTCCGCGCCGGTCAGGATGGCCGCCAGTGCCGTGAACCACATGCGCTCATCGCGGTTTGCCTGCGCATGACGCATTAGCACCTGCAACCGTTCGCGGATCAGTCCGGCGAGCTTTGAGGCGTTGGCAACCATCCATTGCACGTAAACCTGCCCCGCGTGACCATAATTGTCTGCTGCCAGACTCACGACAGGCTGCTCGGCTATCCAGCTCTGGTCGGCAGGATTGATCGGCGGCAGATGGATTTCCAGCAACCGGTTGAGCACCGCCGCGTGTTCTGCGTCGTTCGTGCCGGTGAGCATGTCGCGAAGTGACCGGTTGCCTGCCGACAGATAGACCGACTGCCAGAAACGCCCCTGCGAGAGGTCGAGCGCCGAGGTCATGCGGTCGCGTTCCTTGCCGCTCGCGAGTGCCAGCAACAACGGAAACACTTCCTCGGGCTTCGTCATGGCGACTTCATCGAACATCAGCGGAATGTTGCGCAGTACCCCCAGTGTTGCCATCAATGCATTGCGTGTATTGCCGTAAGGCGTGAGCGGCGCATGCGCCACCAGAGCGCCGGGTTGCCCCCATATGGCTGCCGCAATACACATGACCGAGGTTTTGCCTGTGCCCGACTCGCCACACAGGTGCACCAGCAACCCCGCACAGTCGGTGAAGTGCAGCAGCGGTGCACCGAACGCCGTAAAGAGCGCGAACGCCATCGCTTCCTGCCCCGGCTTCGCGTAGAGGTTGGCGGCACGTTTCCAGTTTTCCAGCAATCCTGCCGTGGTGAGCCAGCGCGCTACGCCCGCCGCTGTGCGCGTGAGGCGCACGGGTGTAATCTCGACACGCGCCGGGGTATCACCAGCGGGCGTGACTGCGGTATACATGTTTGTTCCCGTCGTGAACGTGTCCGCACTCACCCACCCTTCATGCGCGTACTGTGGCACCGGATGGTTCCTGCGGCGAATCTGGCGGACATAGGCTCTCATATACTCGACCGTGTGATGTTCCTGTCCGGGCGCAAGGGTGACGCCACGGGTATACAGTTCTCCGACCAGATCAACCGGGCGGCTCAGCAACGACCCCGACAGGTCAAAGGCATACCAGAAGTGGCGTGGCGAATCCCAGGCCCGCACCCAGTAGCGGAAAGTTTCGCGTCCTTCGTCATCGTGGCCCTGCACAGCTTCGGTGACGTGAACGGGCTGGTGCATCATCCGCACGCGCTGCGTCTGTTCGTTGCCATTCCCGTCTTTCACGCGTTCGAGGAACCAGACACCCATGGGCCGTCGTTCGTCCATTTCATCGGGCAGTACCAGTTCAAAACGCGGATCACGCAGCGTCATGACCGGTGCCATCGCAGGCACGACGGTGTGCGGCATCACGAGTCCCGCGTGAAGCTGGCCGTCCCCCCTGACCAGGTGTTCCGGTCTTTCGCCGCAATCCGCAGGCAGTAACCGGTCAAGACCCAGCACGATGGGAGAGCGGATCAGCCCGTGATGCGGGCAGGTATCGCACACGCCGGGTCGCCGGTCGTTGAAGGTGGCGCAGGTCATCGGCATGCCGCCCGCGCCCTGCTGGTGCGCGAGCGTGGCGAGCTTCGCATCGGTGTCCTCGCGCCGGTAACGCGTGGTGTCGCGCGCCGACAGTGCATGGCACCAGCGCTCGCCCTGTACACACAACCGCACCACCGACAGCATGCCGCGCCACACGTCCTCGCGTGCAAACGCGGCTTCGCGGACCTGGCGGCATCCGAGGATGACCGGTTCGGCGGACTTCGGCAACGACGCATCGAGCGCGGCCAGTAGCCCCTCCGTGTGAGCGGCGTTGCCATTGATCCTGCCGCTGGCAGGCGTCAAGTCACTTGTGCGGGCCTGCACAAGCGACATCAGTTGCGTGCGGAATGGTTTTGCTGCCGCTACCAGCCGCTCCACCAGCTCGACACTGGTATAGGCATCGTTCACGCGCACCAGCTCCACCGGTCGCGGCCTTAACGGGTCCTTGCGGTTCAGGGTGCCTACAGGCCGCAGGATACGCGCGGCATCGGTGGTGCAGGCGTGATCGGCCTTGAGTCCCAGCCCCTGGGTGATCACTTTCAGCAGCGTCGCAACGCTGCGCCAAGTCGATACACGCAGGTCCTCGGAAAACGGCCAGTAGAGGTGGTAGCCGTGGCCGCTCGCGACGACGAGCGGCCATGGCAGGTTCGCGTCGTGGATAAAACGCGTGATCGCTCTGGTGGCTTCATCTGCCGTGGCATAGGCATCGTCCCGCTCCGGTTTCACGTCGATGTCGAGCCACAGCGAGCGTACCGTGTCCACGTTGTCCTGGGTGCGATAAAAGCGCTTCACGCCGCGTGCGGCTTTCGCGGGATTTTCGTGCGCACGTTCAGCATCGCGAAAACCCGCGAGCGCCATGTAGGCGTCGCCCCCGGCTGCGTCGATGGCGGCAAGGTTTGCTGCCAGCGCATCCACGTCCGCGTGGGGCGTGTTGCGCCAGTAGCTGTACTGTGTCCGCCGTATGGGTCGGGCGGCACACAGCCACCCGCGACGCGGCAGCACGCGTCGCAGGAAGCCGCCCATATCATTGCGGTTCATGGCTGTGTCCGGCCACGTCCCCTCAGTCGTCGGTGCCGTTCAGAAGGGACTCGATCTTGCCCTGCAGGAACGCATCCCCCAGGCCCGACTCCGCGCCTGGCTCATCCTGCACGCCGCCTTCATCGTCGTTCTGTGCGTCACCGTTCATGCCCGTGAAACCACGGGCTGTGTTCACCGGTTCGGCAGGTGCGACGAAGCCGCCCGAACGTGGCCGCCCGCGTGGCCGCGTGGTCTGTGCCGTCTGCGGCGCGACCGGCGCACCACCCATGGCATCGTTGGCGGCATCCTTCGGCGTGCGCCGTGCGCGCCGCGCCGTGCCTGCTGCTGCACCCGCTGCGGCAGACGGCGGCGGGGGCGGTGCAACAGGCTTCGGCGGCGGCGGCGGCGGGGCCTTGGGTTTCGGCACGTCGAGCGTGTGCGGATAGTTCGCGCGCAGCTCGTCCAGCACCATCGCTTCCGTCACCATCGGATGCTTCGCCCACTCGCGCAGCGCATCGGGCACGTCCGGGTGATCCAGTCCCAGCGGCTCCTGCGGTGGTGGCTCGAACCGCGTTTCCTGCTGCGTTTCCTGCTGCACCGGCTGCGGTTCGCCGTGCAGGTCGTCATCCGCGGCAGGCTCCACCGGCACCGCAGCCGCGTACTCCTGCGCATCGACGTTCAGCAGATGCAGCACGTCCGCGTCGCGCGAACGCAGCGCCGCCGCCGAAATCTGCGCAGGACTCAGGAATGACGCGCGCTGTTCGGTGTTCAGCGCGACGCCAAAGCGCACCACCGGCACGGCCTCGCGGTCATCGAAGGTCAGGCGCGTGATGATCGCGTGTGGCGGAATGCCCTTCTCAAAACCAGACCGGGGTGTCGCCAGGAACGTCACGTAGTCTTTCAGCGAGCGCGCATTGTTCGCCGGGTCCGGGTCGCCGAACAGGCTCATCGCGTTGATGTCGAACGCCCAGGCATCGCCCTCGATGTCATCGGGCGACACCACCACGATACGCTTCTTGAACGCACACGCGCGCCCCACGCCCTGCGGCCCCGAACCCTTGATGTTGTTCGGGCATTCGGCGCAGGAGTTGACCGTGCGCCAGCCCTGGTTCGTCTGCACCTGCGGAATCTGCTCCATGGGCGCATCGGGGGCGACGCCATCGCGCGACCAGCAAGTCGGACGCTGCCCTTCCGTTTCCTTGCTGTAGCCGGTCCTGTACCAGATGCGGCCTACCTCCGGGTGCGCGGCGATGATCACCACGTCGAGCCAGTGTTCGCGACGCACGCCCACTTCCGTGCCGCCCTTGAAGAAGCGGAAGTGCTTGCCACGGATCGACATGCGGTTGATGCCGCCCGCCAGTCCCCCGCCGAGCGCCGCACCGATGCCGCTGGTGTCGCTTTTCAGCAGTGCCAGCGTGCGTGCATCCGGTGTGCCAAAGATTGCCAGTTCATTCATTTCCCTCTCTCCCGGTAATTAACGGTTGTCCTTGCCCAGCCACATCTGCGCCTGCTTCAGGTACGCCAGCGCATTGACCTGCGCGGGCGAGCGACGCGCGCCCAGCGCTTCCAGTTGCGTGAGCGCCGTGCTCACATGCGCGGCGGGTGTCAGCTCGCCTGCAGGTAGCTGCTCTGCTGCAGATTCCCCTGCTGCGGTTTCCAATGCGGGTGCCGCTTTCGCGGCGCGCTTTCTCGTTGCCATATCAACCTCCTTTCCACGTTGCCTCATGCTGCTGCCTTCGCCGCCTCCGCTGCGCGGCGACGTACCGATACCGCGTACTCCGACAGGACGGTGATCGAGGGCGGCACCCGCCCATTATTTGCCGCCATGTACGCCTGCACCGTTTCCTTCGTCACCCGCTTGTGCAGGTAGGCGAATACCTGCGTCGGGTCGGCGCTCGCCGTCTTGAGGCGATCCGCCTCGCTCAGGAGCCACCCGTAGAACTTCGGCCAGCCCTCCGATGCGCACGACACCATGACGTTTTTTGAACGTGTAACAGTCGCATCCGCCGTCCTGAAGCCGTCCGAATTGCGCCGCTGCATGCGCGCGAGCATTTCGGTTTCGATGTCGCCTTTGGTCGCCTTGATACGCTTGAGGGTCTGGTTCAGCTTGTCTTCCTGCGCGCCGAGCATCCGGTAGATGCGCGTGAGTTCGCTGTCGGTGGCCTGCGGCCAGTTGATTGCGTTGCTGTTGCTCATGGTTTCTCCTGTAAAGTCACTTGCCGGTTAGGGGCGCTACGCTGTTTCATGAACGATTTCGCGGAACAGCTCGATGATCCGTTCCTGCAGGTCCACGCCTTCACGCAGTGAGCGGAACAGCCGCCGCTCGGCTGGCGTCGAATGCAGATGCACGATAGCGGGCGTTTTCGATTTCTGCAGGCCCGAGTTGATGCGCTCGCACGCCTGGCTGTAGACGAATGCGCCGTTCATCGGCGGGCCGAAAAACACGATGGTGTCTGCTGCCGCCAGCTCGACCGAAAACGCCGCCGTCCTCGGGTGCAGCACCAGCACATGCGGAGCGGCTTCGGACTGGAAGCGCGTGAAGATGTCGCTGCGCTTTCGGCCCGTCACGTCACCGTCGACGCGCGCCACCGTCCAGCGCTTTTCCAGATGCGTGACAAGCGCATCCATCGCCGCCCGGTACGGCGCGAACACCACGGTCTTGAACTCGCCCTGCCCGATGATGGTGTCCAGCACCGACAGCCGCTCGTGCATGTCGAGCATGAGCGCCGCACCCGTATCGGTTTTCACCGCCCCGGTTGCCACCTGCAGGAGCTTGCCCACCAGCACGGCTGCGTTCGCTGCCGTGACCGTGTTGCCGTCGTCGGTCGCGACCAGCATGTCGCGCCGTAGCGCCTCATACAGTTTTTTCTGTTCGCGCGAGAGTGGTGCTTCAAACTCCAGCGTCTGCAGCGGCGGCAAACCCAGCACCTTGTCCTTCTCGTAGCAGATCGCCGGTTGCATCGCCTGGCTGACGAGCTTTTCCGAACCCGCAAGCGGCAGGTACTTGCGCCGGTTGCGGCTCTGGTACATCGTCATGTTCCGCCATGCCGTGCGCGAGGCCGGAACCTGCTTCGGGTCGATGAGCTTGACCTGCCCATACACGTGCATCGGGTCGCCCGGTGTGCCCGTCACGCCCCAGGCGTAAGCTGCGAGGCGCACCACCTGCTCCGCCGCGCCCCAGCGCTCCGTCTCGGGGTTCGCAAAGTCGGTGATTTCATCGACCACCACCACGCCGATACGCCCCGAGCGCACCGCCCCGGCCAGTTCCTTCGCGATCACGCCAATGCCGTCCGGGTTGATGATGTACAGGTCGTAGTCCTGCGCCAGGAGCTTGAGCCGCCGCTCGCGCGAGCCGGTCAGCACCGCCGCCGACCAGTGCGGAAAGAGGCCGAACGCTTCCGCTTCCCACGTCGTGTGCAGGCCCGACACCGGCGCGATGACGAGCGCCGCGCGCACGAGACCCTGCGCGCGCAGGAAATCAATCGCCAGCAGGATCGAGGCGGTCTTGCCCATCCTCGGCGGATGCAGCACGAAGGCACGCGTGCGCTCGGTCAGGAACGCTGCCGTGTCGGTCTGGTGCGCCATGACGCGGTGACGCCCCCTGATCAGGGGCGCACGGTAACGGTAGCGGTAGACCTCGTGGCCCTTCACGTTGATGCCGAGATTGCGCAGCACGCGCATCACGTCCATCGTGTGCGGCACCTTCACCAGCGCATGGCCCCGGTACGTGAAATCGTGGCACGACGGGATCAGCGCGCGCACCCGTTCGGGGTGGCGCAGGTTGAGCACCATTTCGTTCTGCTCAGGAATGACGACGGGCATGTTTGCCTTCCTCGGGGTTCTGCCTCATGCGGCGGCACACGGCCTGCCAGGCGGTGCCACTGAGCGTGAGCGGGTTGTAGTCGGTCCAGGGCTTGAGTGTGGCGAGCGCCACGCCGCGCTCATCTGCAATGCGCTGCATCGCACCGCCCACATGCCGGTGCACCGCCAGCAGCATCTGTTCAAACACCACAAGATTGCCGTCATGCACGATGAACGCCAGGCCGCCCGCCTGGCGAATCTGCTTCAGGCGCAGACGCTGCAGGGCTGACACCGGGCTTTTCGCGGTTGCCTTGGTCTCCACGCCAATCAGCGCCCCGTGCAGGCAGACGAGAAAATCGGGATGCCCCGACTCCCCGAAGCCGAACGTGACGACCATGGCGCGGTACGCGCCCACGCGAGTGAACAGCGCCTTGCACCGTTGCTTGACTTCACCTTCGGGCGTGCCCATGTCAAGTCACTTGCCGATATGTCGTCCGTTATGGACGCAACTCAGAACGGGACAATGCGCGCGGCACAGCCCGCACGGCGTGGGCGAATAGCGGCCACTCGCCTGCACGGCCTCGTAGCGCTCGAATTCCGTGACCAGGTGCACGGGATGAAATGTGCTGCGCTGCGCGCGAAACGGCACCATCTGACCGGCGTTCAGGAACACCAGTGCGCTGTCGATCACCTGCACCTGCGGGTAATGCGCGAACGTCAGCAATGCCTGGATTTCGAGCTGCTGCACGTCGCGGCGCAACTTGCCGGACTTCCAGTCGAACGTCACCGCGCGCTCGTCCATGAGCACCGTGCAGTCGTCCTTGCCCTGGAGGTACTTCGCTTTGGCGTTGTGCGCGCAGGGCTGCATCTGCCGGTCCACCGCCATCCAGTGTTCAACCTCGATGACGGCCCGCCTGCGCAGGACATCGAGCGTCCGGCCCAGCCACTCCAGATGGGCAAACTCCTGCGGCAGGCTTACTTCGTCGCGGATGCGGAACTCCAGCGCCCGGTGCAGCCGGTTGCCGTCGTCCACCGCTTCGCTGGGTTCGAACACGGCTTCCTTCGTCACGTACCTGCCCTCGAACATGCGCGGGCAGTTCTGGAACGTCGAAAGCGCGGTCTGGCTAATGGGGATGAAGGTGCCCATGGTGTTCACGCATTCCCGGCTTCCAGGCGTATCACCTGAAGCCACTGGAATACGTCCTCCTCGCGGCCCCGGAAGGTGCCGTCCCACTCGCCCGCGAACGGCTGCAACAGCGTGCGGGCGAGCGGCGCTTCGCGCGGCGAGACGTGAAACGAAATCTGGCGACCGGTGTACGGCGTCAGGTACACCACCGTTTCGAACCCCGTCGCCGCCTCGGGGTCCACGCCCCAGCCGACAAACGCCACCGTATTGCGCACGTGCTTCACGCCCTCCAGATATGCGCCCATGAAGATCGCCGCGAGGATCGCCAGGTTGTTGCGTTCGCCGTACACCCGGTCAAGCTGTTCACGCAGCACACTGCATTCGTCCTTGTCATCCGCATTCATCTCAGCAACTCCCATAGTTGGGGCCTGTCCCGGCCTTACAGTCGAGCGGCAGACCCGGCACCCAGTCAGGCACATCACGCATGCAACTGCGCACCCAGGCCAGCGCTTCACCGGCCTGTTCCTGCGGCACCACCATCACCCAGGCGTCGTGCTCGTTGAGCACCACCGGATAGCATTTTGCGATGCGCCGTGCCTGCCACTTCATGATGGCGAACGCGAGCGCCTGGGTCAGGTTCTCGCAGAGCTTCGCCCCGTATAGCCGCCTGCGCTGCACGCTGTGCCCCCTGCGCCGGTCGTACACGGTTTCATCGGACATCTCCCGGTTTCCATCATCTCGAACCAGTTCCCGGCGCAGACGCGGATAGTTCAGCCACAGGCCATCGGGCAGACGCACGCCCGGTGTAGGCACGCCAAACAGCTCACGTGCGCCGTCATAGAAGAAAAGTTTTTCATCGGGTCCGCCGAACCAGCCGCTGCCGCCTTTGAGCATGGCTTCGAGTACGGCGTCGCAGCGTGACCAGAATTTCACGATGCAATGTTTGGTCCGCCGGTAAACCTCGATGACGTGCTGCGCCATGTACGGCTCCATCACCACACCATGCTGGGCGCGCGCCATCTTCATGAAACGCTCCCAGCCCATGCCGAAGCCTGCACCGAGCACCACGGCCTTGCCGGTCTGCCGCCATCGCACCATTACCGGGTCCCCGGCCTGCACGCCCTCGCGGATGGCCTGTGCGTCGAGTCCGCTGATCTGCACGGCCATGTCGGCATAGGGGTCACCGCCCGTGGCGAACAGATGCAGCAGGTCGAGCTGGTTCGCCTCGTAGGCGAGCGTGCGGGCCTCGACCTGTCTTGAATCACCTGCCACGACGACATGTCTGGCTGGCGCTTCGATGGCGACGCGCATCGCGTTGCTCTGGCCTTCAACACGACCTGTGGGAAGATTCTGGATTCCGACGCCATCATCACTGGCGAGGCGGTGCGTGTGCGCACCGCTGACCTTGACCGGCACGCTCAGGCGGTCGAACTCCGACAGCACAATCAGTTTCTCCAGACGCGATTCCTCGATGGTCGATTTCGCACCGAGACGCGCGGCCACCAGCGCCTGGAGCTTCGGGTCGTCACACCCGGCCAGCGCCATCAGTCCTTCATCGTTCTTTGCATAGGCAAACGTCAGCTTCGACGCATCAGAGGGTGACGGCTTCACCGGAATGCCAAACGCCACCGGTACACCGCCCGTGCGTTCGTTACGCTCCTGCAGGTACGTGAGGTAGCCGGTTTCATCGGCAAACCACTTCATGGGCAACCCGCCACCCAGCAGTTCCAGTATCCTTGTCATCCTGGCGCTGGAAGCCAGCGCCGCTTCAAGCTGGGCCACGGACTGCACATGAAGCTGCCGCGCGAGCGTCGCCACCAGTTCCGCCTTGCGCTCGCGTACCCGTTCCAGCTCCGTCTGCAGCACCGCGCGATTCAGATGCAGCAGCGGACATGCGGCCATCCTGATGGCAATGTCGTGCCATCGCAGTTCCCCGACCGGCAGCAGCGGGAACATCACATGGAACAGGTCACGGCAGAGCACCGTATCGTTGCGGCAGTACGCACCGTATGCAGCCAGTTCATCCGGTGTGAAGTCGGCGCGACGCTTGCCCTTCGCCCGTACCACCTCGTCACCCTTGCGCGGAATGTCATAACCCTGTGCGCGCAACAGGTCGGCCAGCGCCGCGAGCGACGCGCCCGCCGTATGGTCGATGCCCAGCGCGCGTGCCATCGACAGCGTGCAGACATAGCGCCCCGGCTCGATGCCGAAGCGCCACGCGAGCACCAGCGCATCGAAGAAGGCGTTATGCGTGATGAGTACGGTGTCGCGCCACCATGACGGCTCACCGAGCGACTGGCGCAGTTCCCCGGCGTCGCCGGTATGCCAGGACACCGGCCCATCGCCCACGGCCATCGAATAGCCGATGGTCTCGAAGCGCGGATCGCGCACATACGCAGCGGTCGGCATGCGCGACAGGGAATAGTCGTCGTCATATGCCGACTCAAAATCGAGAAACACGAGCTTCATGACGCCCTCCAGGAAAATCACAGGGTGTGATTCCTGGACGCGTCATACCGCTCGACCACGGTGAAGCGTCGGCATACGATGTTCAGCCGGTCGAGCATCCAGCGTGGCACCGGACGCTGCTTTTTCACGATCATCTGTGCGTAGGAGGGGGTCATGCCCAGACTCATCGCCATGTACTCGATGTTGCCGCCGTAATGACGATCAAGCCATGCCATCAGCCGCGTGTGTACCTCGTCATCCGTCAGGGGATGCCGTCGCCCCCTGCCGGGGACGCGGGGTTCATCGGCAACCGGTTTTTCGTCCGGTTCAAGCGTGACGTTTTCCATGGCAACCTCCAGCTTAGTCAATTAGCATAACTAATATAACAATTCGTTAGACTCCCCCGTGGTAATCGCCCATCTCAGTTATTACGTCCCCGGTTGCGCCGCACCGTCATCACACGCAGGTTCGACGGCGCGTTGGTGCCGCCTGATTTCAGGCGCTGGATATGGTCGATGTCACGGTTGGCGATGGCAGCAGGTCCCAGCCTGCGCGCCATCGTGCGGCGTGCGGCGTTGCGTGCGGCGCGGTCCTGCTTCTGCGTCGTGGACGCGTGGTCGCGCCGGTATTCCTTGCGGTAGTCGCGGTCCTTCGGGTCCTGTCCCATCGTCATCTCCATGTTGTCCACCGTTACGCAGCATTCGCGAACGTCAGGGGCTGCAGCAGTGCCCACGCCTCCATGAACGCATGCACCTGCGACGGTGCGACTTCAAGCGTGTACACATGGTCATTCGCCGCCTCGCCCGCATCCTCACGCAGCTCGGCCAGCAGTTCGTCGCCGCCCAGCACGCGGGCAAACGCATCGACCGCCACCGCCACCTGCTGAAGCTGTACAGGCGTGAGACCGGTCCGCAACGGCGGCGTGCTGCGCTGCTTTTCTTCCAGCTTGCGGATTGCTGCTACCGTCACCTTCGGCGCTTTTAGTGGTTTCGCGGCCTTCACACCACCCTTCGGCCTGCCGTTCTCGGGCGCGGTCTGCGCTTCCTGCTTCACGGTTTCGCGCAACCCCTTGAGCACCTGCACCAGGTTGTCCCCGTGCTTTCGGAAAAGGGCGATTGCTGCCTGCGCATCAACCTGCCCGTCCGCAACCATCGTCTTCGCTTCGCTGGGTATCCTCGCCAGTACGAGGTACTGCTCGACCAGTTGCGGCGTGCGCGCGATGCGCTCCGCGATTTCCCGGTTGGCGAGGCCCCGGTTCTTCATGCGCTGGATCACCACCGCGAGGCCCAGCGGTGTGTGCTTCAGGCCATCCTCTGCCGTGAACACCCGCGCGTCGCGGTCGTTGTCGTCGCCCGTGAACGGGAAACCGAACAGCCAGGGAATCTCTGCACCTTCGGAGCGCGCCAGCAGTGCACCACGCCGCCGCTGGTGGCCCTCGACCACGAGCACGTGGCCATTCATCACGCGGAACTCGATGGGCGGCACATAACGGCCCGCCTTGTACGCATCAGCGAACGCGCGGATTTTCTCCACGCATTCGGGACTGTCATAGTCACGCGGGTTGTAGCCTTCTTCTTCTTCCAGCAGATCGAGCGGAATCTTGTACGAGCGGTCTTCCTTGATGACGCCTGCATCCGCAAGCGTGCGGATCGAATTCGTGGTCCTGGCGCGTTCGAGAAGGCTGGCTTTGTTTACAGGCAT